TTCTTCGCCAGCGGTGCGCTTCCATTGCAATTCGTTCATATTTATTATCCGTTATACTTCGTATTTAGTTTGTGTATAACATTTTGGCGGATTTGGTGTATAGCATCGGTGAAATCGTCACCATCAAGCTTATCTACAATTGTATCATCTACCGCCCATGCAATATTGTGCTCTATTAGTTCGTCTAATACTTCTACTACACAATCTGCAATATGTTCTAGCTCTTTCATTTTACTCATCTTTCTTTGTGTATATTGGCTTATCTATTTTTCTTGCTATAATTTCCATAGTCCATGAGCCATCTTCCTGAATGCCAAGTATTTCAAATTTATCAGTATTCATTACTTTAGTTATTATCTCTGGACCTAGATTCGATCGAAACGGTATAGTTACAATTTCACAGTCTTCACCAATTGGCTTTACCAAATCGTTTGGATTTCTCATAAATGTAAATGTTCTCATTTTAAATATGGTTTTTTAATTGTTAATCCTAATTCTCTTGCAACATAGTTGATATGTTTCTGTGTTGTTACACTCCACCACCCGTGCTGTATTAAGTTTGGGTATTCAATTGTTGCAACGTTTGTAGAGTAAGAATATATTTCATCACCTACTCTTGTTAAGTTTTGTTTATATCTATCAAATTTTTCCATAATATATAGTATTAAAAGCAACAAGCAAAGTTTGCTTTACCACCGAAATCTAAAAATATTAATCCATAAATCATAAATAATATTCCGGTTATTGCCATAGTTCCTAGCGCACTTATTACAGTCCATATCATTATATCCGTAACTCTCGCTAATGTTAAATGTTTAAATCTTTTTTTCATAATCTTCTGTTATTCTGTTAGTTAAATCTCTAATTGCATTGATAAAATCATCTGCGTTATCTTCTTTTTTTCTGAGATAACTTGGCTCGTCTAATGTACCGTTAGCTCTCATCTCAGTGAATGCACCTTCACCTTGGTCGTATTGTGTCAAAGCTTGTGCTAGTTCCAGTATTATATTTAATTTTGTCATTTTATAAATCCTTTATGTGCGTTATGTAATGCCCACTCTGCAAGACCCATTCGGAATTGCCATTCTCTTCTTCTATAGTTGATGTCAGTACACCACTTTTTCCAAGCTATAGTTCTTGTTGATTCACCGTACTTGCTTTCAAATTCTTGAACTTGCTTAAGCTTCGCGTCAATCTTTTCTTGTGGGTAATCTTTATATTCTTTAGTCATCTTTCTTAATTATTTTTTCACCGTATAAAAATGTGTATGCATCATATTCGAAGGAATATATATTACACCAAGTGAATATTTCTTTTATTTCTTCAATGTTTAAATCCCACCAGTGCGACTTGCTCATTAGATTATATTTTAATCTTTTAGCACCGTCGTACTCTCGTGCACTTTGTCTGAGTGCATCTTTAAGAGGTGGAAGTAGTTTGTCGTATAGTGTTTTGTATTTATTCATATCGTTTATATTATCCAATTTAGTTCGTATTTCATTTGTGAAAGTTGTTCCATCTTGCAGTGAAACTATACTTTTTATATTTACTAAAAGTACTTTTTTGTGGTACTTTATATCTTCTATTACCCATTCCTTTACAGGGACCATATATTTTTACTAATTCGTAATGGTCATGAGCTCGTTTTTTTCTTTTAGTTGCTACATACTCTAACAACTCTTTCATATTAGTTACCTTCATAAAAATCTATCATTTCGTTAGCTTTCTCAAGTGAGTTAATACTTACCCACTCATTAATTTCTTCGACGTATATCATACCGTCTACTACATCGTTTACTAGTTTATATTTATCGTATCTCATAGTTATTATTTTATTTTATTATCCATTTAGTTTCGTAGTTAGTTTGTAATTTCAAATAACCTTAGTATTGATTCACCTAACTTTAAGTCGTCATAATCCATATAGTCAGAGTATTCACATAAAAACTCGTCTAATGAAAGTAAGCTTTTACTTTTATTTCCCATACTTCTTGACATTGCAATTACATAGTTTTTTGCAATTTCATGGTATATATCTTCAGTATTTACTAAAGAGTTTTCAAATCTTTTTAATTGTTCTATATTCATTTTCTGTATTTTAATGTATCGTTATTTATTAAGTTTTTATAGTATTGTTTACTTTGTTTAGTTAAATCTTTTATTAAATCTTCTTCAGTTTCGCCATCTTCTAAGTCACATTCAAATTTAACAAAGTTGGGTATTTCATTTTGGTGTAGAGCATAGTACTCTAATGTTTCGGTATTCCAATAAAATTCTTTCATATTATAATTCTTTTAATAATTCCTCTAATAACTCTACATTTGTATATTTTAATTTAGTGTCAAACCAATCTTGGTTTACTATATTATTGTCTAATACATAGTCAAATATTATATTTTCATTATTAATATTTTCTTCAGTTCCCCAATACTCTACGTCAGTATGGTTTTGTATTTCGTTTTTAATTAATTTCTCTATATTCATTTTATTATTTATTTATAGTTATTTTCATTTGAAAAGGATTTGGGTATTCTATTTCTACATTGAAATCGTCAACTTGAGTATTTAAAGTTTCTAAATCTTTTAATTGTTGTATTAGTTTTTTAAGTGTCATAATTATTATTTTTATTTACACTTATATTATCCAAATGACTTCGTATTTAGTTTGTATAAAAGTATATTAATTGTTTACTATTCAATTAAAGTATTGTAGGTATTGTACTCAGTCTCTTAGTCAAAGAAGTAAAAACAGTGACATTTACTACATAATATAGTATAATAGGTAGCTTTTGTCACACTATTTACCGATTGACATTACGTCATGTTAATAACTTGTTATGACAATACGACATACGGTGTAGATTCCGGCGCGGTTTTTGCTGTACACGCAATGCTATACATTGCTATACACCGAGGGCCGATGCCGAGTGATGCTTTCCGCATATCTTGTCGCGCCCTGCTTGGTGCTAGACCCTACTTCTTTTTAGTAAGGTCTACTCTTTCAATTACACACTCTCTAGTGTTGCTTGGCATGTCAGTTGACTGAGACCAGTAACCTCTCTTTAGCCAGCATGGCATGATGTTTAACTTTGGTAGCATTATCTTTAATACTTCGTCGTGATTATAAGTTATCTTTTGATTCTTATTGTTTACGAAAGTTATCACTTGATTTCTACCGTACCATGACTTTCTTACTACAAAGTTCTTTCTTGTAATTGGTGGAAAGATTTCTTTTAATTCTTTCTTACTTAGTTTAGCTATTGCTTGATTTAATTTAGTATTCATATTATTTATTTTTAATTATTAATTTCATTTATATTATCCATTGTACTTCGTGTTTTATCCGTAGATTCCGAAGCTTGCACCATCGATTACACTCGGGTCCATGATGATTGTACCGATTACACCGACCAAACCGAAGATTGCTAATCCGATTAATGATACACATATTAGGTCTAACGTTAACTTCCAAGCCTGTGCCAGCGTGATGTGTGTGAATGTTCTTTTCATAATATTGTTTTTTTATAGGTTATTTACATACTTATTATCCATAAGCGCTCGTGTTACGCACGCAAAAGCTGAAACTTTCGAGGGGATCCGGCCAAAACAGGGCCCGGTGGGGTAAAAAAATGTGTTTGTATATTACAAGGCAAATACGAAAATATAGGGGTAACCCATTAGTTCTATATTTCTCATATCATAATATACGTATATAATAATAAATAATGTTATTATTTATTTATATATGACATAAGGTATTATTATATAATAATAAGGAGCTAGTGTCACATTATTAACAATTTTATTTTTTAAGTGATAATATCTATATGGCACAAAAACTTAGTAAAAAAGCAAAGGCCGCTAAACTGAAGCGAGATAAAAAATATGCAATGACAGCTGACAGACGAAGAAAGAAAGCAGAGAACCAAAGAAAGAGACGTGCAGCTAAGAAAAAAGGTAAGAACTTAAAAGGTAAAGACTACGATCATAAGATTAAAAGATTTACAACTGTAAAGAAAAATCGTGGTAACCGAGGTAAAGGTACTAAGAAAGAATAAACTACATGGCTAAAATTTCAACATACACAAAAGATACTACGCTATCTAACAAAGATAAGGTTATAGGATCAAACTATGTAAACACTGTAAATAGTGTAGATCAATTTGTAACTCAAAACTTTTCACTACTAGAGCTTAAAAACTTTTTAGGATTTGATGCTAATCTATTAACAGCGGTAGAAAATAACAATACACATACATGCGATTTATCATTAGGTAATAACTTTCAAGTAGTATCTAACAACGCATTGACATCAATAGCATTCACATTATCAAGTGCCGATATTGGTAAATCAGGTACAATAGTATTAGTTAACCATGCAAGTGGTACAACTTACAATCAATTACCAGATATTTTTAAAACACCTGATAATACAAACATAAGTTTTGTTACAACAGGCAATGCTATATCAATAATATCATATTTTGTATTTAAAGAAGATACAATACTAACCAACTACGTAGGAAACTACGCTTAAAAATCGCAAGCGATTGCGTGATTATATAACTATAATAAACCAAAACCAATGACATTTTATTACAAAACCTATTCCTGGGGGAATAATAGTAACCAAGGAATATCCGAAGAAACCAAGAAAGCATGGGAATTTTTCGCAGACAAAAAAAATTGGAGAATCGTTCAATTACCAAATGGATTTTATCAAACCGAATGTAAAACTTTGAATGCCGATAACGAACCAAACGGTGATTGGCATGACATAACTAGAAGAGAAACTATTGAATCTGCAGAAGCGGCTATTGATGGAAGTATCGAACATTACAACAAAAAATTAGAGTTCGCTCAAGGACCTAAGGTTGTTAAAACCTTTGAATAACCACTTTAAAATTTAATTAAATGGAATATAATAATCCAAGTGAGATAGTAAAGAATCTGTCTTTCGGGACAGATGCACAAGAAAAAATAATGCACGGGGTTGATAAATTAGCTAATGCTGTTAAGTCAACCCTTGGTGCTTCAGGTAAATGCGTAATCTATGAAGATGCGCTAGGAAAACCGGTGATTACAAAAGATGGTGTAACGGTAGCTGAATCCGTAGTCTTATATGATCCGGTTGAGAACATAGGCGCTACATTAATAAAAGAAGCGGCTAGAAATACAGTTAAAGAAGCAGGCGACGGTACTACTACAGCTACTGTGCTTGCTCAATCATTATTGCACATAGCTAACCAAAAAAAGTATGCTCAAAGTATACGACCTATAAAAGACGGCATATTATCAGCCGCTAATAAAGTATTTAGCTACTTAGATAAGAAAGCAATTAAAGTAACTAACAAAATGTTACACAATGTAAGTACTATTAGTTGTAATAATGATGAAGCTCTTGGTAAGATAATATCGCAAGCCTATTCAAAAGTAGGTAAGGATGGTGTCGTTCTTATGGAAGAGTCTGAGACCCATGACACTCATGTAACATTCGTTGAGGGCACAAGAATTAGTTGCGGGCTCACATCGCCACATTTTATAACAGATAAGGATAAAGGTAAAGCGGAACTAGATAATCCGTACGTACTGATAGTTGCATCGCCAATACCTAATATTCGTAAAATACAAAGTGTATTAGAGTTTGTTATAAAACAGAAAAGGAGTTTGTTGATCGTTGCAAGCGTAGAACAACAACCTAAAGCAGCGTTACTAGCTAACAAAGTAAAAGGTAATATAAAAGTAAATGTTGTAGATTTGCCTGGATTCGGTCCAACAAAACAAGATACAATTGAAGATCTTGCGATATTAACAGGAGCAAAAATAATAAATGAAGAACTTGGAGATGATTTAGATTTAATACAACCTGATGTATTAGGTGAATGTTTTAAATCTATAACTGATGATAAACATACAGTTCTTCAAACAATTGATCAAGGTAAAGATTCAAAACAAAGAATTAGTAATGTTGAAACATTATTAAAAGAAGAAAAAAATCCGTACTTTAAGAAGAAGCTACAAGAACGATTAGCTATGCTAAACGGTAAAGTAGCGATGATAAAAGTCGGAGCCGACTCAAAAGTTGAAATGAAAGAAAAGAAAGATAGAGTCGAAGATGCAATATATGCTACTAAAGCAGCTTTACAAGAAGGTATTGTTGCTGGAGGTGGTGTTGCTTTATTAGATGCTTCATATAGTATTGCACCTGAAAATGAAGGTGAAGAAATACTTTTACAAGCAATAAAGTCACCATATGCAACTATACTTGATAACGCAGCATTAAATCATTTTGAGTCTACTAAAAGAGGATTCGGTATTGATGTTGTACAAAATAAAGAAGTTGATATGATAAAAGCAGGTATTATAGATCCTGTTCTTGTAACTAAAACAGCATTAAAAAATGCAGTTAGTGTAGTTACTACAATATTTTCAGCTGATTGTGTAATTAATAATGTAAGAGTAGAAAATGCAAGCAGTTAGTTATTACGTAGTAGTTGAAAAAATAAAAGAAGCACCGAAGAAAGTGGGAGGGCTTGAGCTTACAGAAGATCAAAATAAAGATGTAAGATACCTAAAAGGTAAAGTTATATCCGCTGGATCTATGGTTGAAGTATTGAAAGAAGGAGATATAATTCATTATGATAAGCATGCTGGGCATGGTATAGAACTTAATGAAAAATTATATTATGTTTTAAAGATCGGTGATATAGTATTAGTAGAATGAAATTAGCAGCACAAGATCTGCGTGATCTTAATCTGTTTAAATATTATAGGCTTGTTAGGAAATGGGCCTGCAAAACTTATAAATTAACAGACGCTGATTTAGAGCTTTTGATCTATTTAGATTGCAAAGGTCGATTTACACGTAATGAATTTATAGAGGGCGTTTATACATACTCATGGGATAAAAACCGATGGGAAAGACTACGTAAAAATGGTTGGATAGATGTATGGCGTCATAGAAACAGAACTTCAATTAAATATAGTATATACAAAACCTCATTTAAATCTAGTCAACTTATATCCCGTATATACAGAATCCTATTGGGTGAAGAGGATATTCCAACTTCAGAAAGAAATATATTTTACAAAAACAAATCATATAGTGATAGAGTTTATAATAAATCTATTGATGATATGATAAAAGATAAAAACAGATGAGAGGATTATTAGATCTTGTTAAACCAGAACCCGTAGTCATGAATGAATCGACTGTAGGTCAAAGAGAAATAAATACACCAGGTTCAATGAGAGCGCAGGCTGTTAGTGCATTTCCTGTTAATCAAGCAGGTGTGGTTGAGTTATCACCGCCTATGCCGTCGAACATGGACACAAATCTTACTCCCGTAATGTCTATGAACAATGTAGAGTTGCCAGGTAGATTAGGAGATAGAATAAGAGGACAAAAAGCTAAACAACGTTTTGCTGAAAAAACAGGTCAACAAAACTATTTTGGATTAGGACAAAAGTCCGATAGATTACAAAGAAGAGTAGATAGACTTGAAAGAAGACAGTCTAGAAAAGTTAATAGAAAACTAAAACGATTAAATAAAAACAAATAATTATGTATCATTCAGGAGGAAACAAAAAAGCCAAAAAAGGAAAGAAAAAAATGAAAAAAGTGTCTAAGAAAAAAGGCAAAAAATAATATCATGGCAAAAAAACTTACGGCTAAACAAATGATTATAGCTAGAATGGCTAAACCATTCAATAAAATTACAGGTGCCGATTTTAAAATGTTAAGAAAGAAAAAAGGCAAAAAGAAAAAATAACTATGGCAAGAAAGAATGCACCTTCCAGAAAAAAATCTCTAGGCTACTATGCTAAAGTAAAAAAAGGCAAAGGGCGAGGCAAAAAAGCCGGAGGCGGTATGACTGCTAAAGGCGTTGCTAAATATAGAAGAGATAATCCTGGAAGTAAGCTTAAAACAGCGGTCACAACTCCACCTTCTAAGTTAAAGAAAGGTAGTAAAGCTTATAAAAGAAGAAAAGCATTCTGCGCTAGATCTCGTAGCTGGACAAGCGAAAGAGGTAAAGCAGCCAGAAGAAAATGGAATTGTTAATATGAAATCAAGAGGACTAGGAGATAGTATACATAAATTTACTACAGCAACAGGTATTAAAACAATTGTTGATAAGGTTTCTGAAGGCTTAAATGTTCCTTGTGGATGTGAAGCTAGAAGACAAGCTTTAAATAATTTAGTGCCTTATAACAAACAATTTAAACTAAAAAAGTAATGAGTGTGTTTGGTAAAAATTCAGGTGCTTTGTTAGCAAAAGTAAATCCTAATGTAAAAGATCCAGAAAAAGATAAAAAAGATCCGCCTGGTGATGCAGAAAAAAAAGCTAACGCTTTAGGCGCACAAGATACTGGAAACCCAGTAGCAAATAAATTTAAAAGTTCGAACCCTGCTTTTGATCCTAATTACGAATTAGCAAATTTATCAGAATCAGATTTAGAAAAATTAGATCCTAAGATATTAGCGGTATCGTTAAAAGGTGCAGGTGTAGATATTACAGATGAAGATATTAAAGCAGGCCCAGGTCGTTTAGTATTTTTAATGAAACAAACTGAAACAGGACCGTTTGACGAAGCTGCTGAATATGTTAGAAACCAAGGTGGCTTAAATGCTTTAGACGCGCAGGGTATGTCAGAACTTATGAATATAGAAATGAGAAAAAGATTCGGTCAAACAGCTGGCAGAATAAATGAGCAAGGTGTGTTTGAATCCATTGAAGGTAAAGAAGCTGAAGGTGTATTTGGATTTTTAGCTGATCAAGGCATATTCCTTAAAGGTAATAACTTACGTGGTCAAGGAACTTCTCCTTTTACATATTCAATAGACAGAAGAGATAAAAGATTTGCTGATGAAACATTTACAGGACCTCAAGATTCTGATAGAGGATATAGAATTGCAGAAGAGCTAAGAGGCTTTAAAGATGCAGATCAATCTCAATATCACATGTCAATTTATGGCGGTGCAACAGGCGGTGATACAGGTAGAAGTTTATTAGCAAGAATACAAGGAAACATTCAAGATATATCAGATTTTTCAAGTCAATATGTAAAAGCTTTTAGAGAAAGATTTCAAGATAATACATTTGAAGGAGGTGAAATAGAATTTCCTTTACCGCAAAAATTTAAATCAGCAATGAGTTTTGCAAACAATCAAACAACAGTTAGATAATAATTAAATTAAATAAATATGAATAAAATTATAATAAGTTTTATACTTGTTATTTTTGTTTTAAGTTCTTATGAGCTTGGCAAAATGCAAGGTGTAAAAGAAAGATCAGAACAAATAAATAAAAAAGCAGAAGAATTATTTGATGCTTGGATTCATCAAGAATCACCATATACAAAAACAGAAATTAAAAATTTAATATCTTAATGAGTAAAACTAAAAAACCATTTGCAGAAAGTACTGTAGGCAAACTTTTATTTGGCGCGGCATCTATAGTAAACCCAACACTAGGAAATGTACTTAAGGGAGTAACGTCACCTAAAGAAGCTATAGCAGCAATAGGTAAATCAGATGTAAGTTCTGATGATAAAATAAAACTACAACAATTAATATACGAACAACAAAATAAAGAAATGGAAGCTATTACTGCAAGATGGAATGCAGATTCTAAATCAGATTCATGGCTTTCGAAAAATGTACGCCCTATGGTTTTGATATGGTGTATTGTTGTATTTTCTTTTGCAGGTATATTAGATAGTGTCGAAACTATACCTTTCGTTATACATGATAACTGGAATGATACTTTTGAAAAAGTTATGATGGCCGTTATTCTAGCATATTTCGGTGGAAGGAGTGGAGAAAAGGTTACAAGCATATTTAAAAAATAAAAGCAAATGGCTAAGATAAAAACTTACGAAAATGATAGCACCATTACTGGAGAGGATAAAGTGTTAGGCTCTGACGTATCGGGTTCTACCAAAAATTATTTAGTAAGTGATCTAGCATTCTTTATAAATAAACAACAATTATATACTCATCATCAAAATAGTGCATCAGCAACTTGGACAATAAATCACAATCTAGGAAAATTTCCATCAGTAAGTATAAAATTTTCTAGTAGTGATAATGTTTATACAAATGTTGGCGCTTTTGCGGGTGTAACATACAATAACAATAACACAATAACAATTAATCTCGCGGCTGCGGAAAGCGGTTACGCATACTTAAACTAAAACAAAAATGGCAATACCTATTTTAAATCACTTAGATCTAAGAAGTGTATCGGAGCTGCGAAATGCAATACTCCATAAAACAACAGAAGGTTCTGCTTCTAATGTAGAAGGTAAAATAATCTACGATACAGGAGCGAACGCAATTAAATTTTACGATGGTTCCAACTGGCAACAACTTGGAACAGCTACTGGCGATATTGAAGGCGTAACTGCTGGAGATGGTTTATCAGGTGGTGGAACATCAGGAACAGTTTCATTAGCAGTAAATGTTGATGACTCATCAATCGAAACTAATTCAGATACTTTAAGAGTAAAAGCATCAGGTATTACAAACGCTATGCTTGCGGGCTCAATAGCAAATGGTAAACTTGCTAATAGCTCAATAACTATTAATGGATCTGCAATATCATTAGGCGGTTCAGTAACTACACCAAATGATAATACACAATTATCTGATGAACAAGTACAGGATATAGTTGGCGCTATGGTAAGCAGTAATACTGAAACAGGTATTACAGTAGCATATCAAGATGGCGACGGTACTTTAGATTTTACAGTAGCAGACTCAGACTTTGCTTTAACAGGAGATGTTACAGCTTCTGCAACTCAAACTGCAAAAGGTAATGTATCTCTTGCAACCACAATAGCATCAGCTGCGGTTCACCACGGCATGTTAAATGATGATATTATTTCTGGTCAAGGAGCATTAACATCAGGTTTAGCAAGTACAGATGAATTAATGATTAGTGATGCTGGAACTGTTAAAAGAATGGATGTTAGTGTGCTTCAGTCATACTTACAATCTAACTTAACGTTTACAACAAATACAGACACAGACGTTTCTATAACAAACTTAGGAGCTAGATTACCACAATTAAGTTCATCTTTTTCAATTGGTGATGCTTCAGATGTTACTGTTACTTTTTCTGGTGGCGTTGTTGTAACTGGCGATTTAACTGTATCGGGTACTACTACAACAGTTAATTCAACTACTGTAAATCTTAATGACCATAATATAGTACTTGATAGTGGTAACAGTACGTCAGCAGTTGTTGATGGTGCTGGTATTACAATTGAAGGTGGTTCTGGTGATGATGCTACATTTACTTATAACGCTTCAACAAATGCGTTTGACTTTAAATTAGGATCTTCATTTGAAGATATTAAAGCTGCTAAATTTACAGGTACTGAATTAGATATTTCAGGAAATGTTGATGTTGACGGTACTCTTGAAACAGATGCTTTAACAATTGACGGTACTGCAATAGCAGAATTCGTACAAGATACTGTTGGAGCAATGTTCTCAGGTAATACTGAAACAAGAATATCTGCAACTTATGTAGACGGCGATGGAACTATAGATCTTGTTGTAGATGATATGACAGCAAATGATGTTAGAACTGTAACCGCTGGCGGTAATACTTTAGCTTCAAATGAAACATTAGCGTTTACTGCTGGATCAAATATAAGTATTTCAGAATCTGGTGGTGCTGTAACTATTGCAAGTACTGATACACAATTATCTTTTGCTTCAGCTGCAGAGGTTCAAGCAGGTACTAATACATCAAAAGCTATTAATCCTGATAAACTTGCTGCTAAATCTGTACATGCTACAATCGACGTATCTGATTCAAACTTTACATCTAACCTATATGCTGAAATAACACATTCATTAGGTACTGAAGATGTAATTGTTCAGTTATTCGATTCTAGTTCAAAAGAGCAAGTATATGCTGATATAGCTAGAACAGATAAATCTGATTCTGCATCAACAAGTAAAATTAAAGTAAGCTTTGCAGCAGCACCTACAAATGATATAGAAGTTTTAATTACTTCAATCAAAGGATCTACTGCTGGAAGTGTAGCTTATAACTAATAATAATTAAAATACGGCGGCACTTTGGTGCCGTCTGTATTTATTTAAATATATTTATATGGCATTATTTTCTTTAGATATAACACAACCATTAGTTGCTATTACTGCTTCTAGTAATACACATACTATAGATTTTGATGCACACGGTAATAATTATAGTATAACAGCAAATAATGCAACTAATGTAATTTCATTTAGTAACTTAGGTGCAGATAATGTTGGTAAATCAGGTACTATTGTTATAACTAATCCAGGAACTGTTGGTTCATTAGGTTGGGCAGAATTGCCATCTACAGCTTATACACCAGGCGGTTCAGCTATAAATTTTGACACTACTGCTAATGCGTTAGCTATAATAAGCTATATTGTAGTAGCTTCAAATAAAGTATTAATAAACTATGTAGGCGATTTTGGTAGCTATCCGCAACCATAAAATATAACTTAATGAGAAACTTCTGGTCACGAATTGATTTTTGGAATACCGGGACTAGCAGGTCTACGAGCAGAACTACTTCGAGGTCAACTAGCACTTCTAGGTCAACAAATACTGTTTACGAAACTTCTAAGTCCACAACAACTACTTTTAGTACTTCAAGAACAACTACTTTTTCTACATCAAGATCAACAAGCACGGTTGTAAGTACTTCTAAAAACACAAATACAGTTGTAAGTACATCTAAAAATACAACTACAACATTTACAACCACTAGATCAACTACATCAGAATTTTTAACTTCAAGGTCTACAACTACGACATTTGAAACTTCAAGGTCTACAACTACGACATTTAATACAACCAGGTCTACGACTACGACATTCAATACTACTAGATCTACAACTACAACTTTTAACACTAGTACAGCTACTGTAACTACTTTTAATACTAGTACTACAACTTCTAAATCTACAACAACAGTATATAATACTACTAGGTCTACGACTACAACTTTTAGTACTACTCTTACAACTCTTACTGTATTTAATACTTCAACAGCAACAACTAGAAGTACTACTACAACATTCTCAACTTCTAAGTCTACAACAACCGCATTTAACACAAGCACTGTTACGACAACAAGTAAAACTACTACTATATCAACATCAAGAAGTACAAATACAACAATTTCAACAAATAGAAACACAACAGAGTCGAGAAATACAACAACAACGTATACAACAAGTACAGTATTTAACACGAGTACTTCTACTACTACGGTATATACAACTACATTTAACACATCAAGAAGTACAACAACAACTATTTCTACAACTAGATCAACTAGTACAACTTTTTCAACATCTAAAGATACTACAACTACATATACAACAACTTTTAGTACAAGTAGAATTACATCAAGACCAACTATAACATATTTTGCTACTAGTGCAAGTACAACATTTAATACAAGTACGACAACAACGACTGTATACAATACAAGTACTGTAACAACTTTTAATACTACTACAACATTTAATACAAGTAGAACTACCAGCAGGTCAACAACTACAACATTTAGTACAAATAGATCAACAAATACAACTACTACTTATACTACGTCTAGAACTACGACTATTGAAACAGCTAAAAATACTACTACAGTATATAATACTACTAGAAGTACTTTTATTAGAAACTCTATACAAACATTAATAACAGAATATAATACTAGTAGAAGTACAACAGAAAGCAGAAGCACAACTACTACATATACAACAAACACTGTATATAACACGTCAACAACAACTGTATATAATACGTCAACAGATACCACTATTTCTACAAATAGAAATACTACGGAAAGTAGATCAACAACGACAACATATACAACGAATACTGCTTTTAATACGTCAACAACAACCAGTAGAACAACAACAATTTCTACATCAAAAAACACAACTGAGAGTAGGAGTACTACAACTACATATACTACAAGCACTGTTTATAGTACAACAAGAAGTACTTCAACTAGTAGATCAACAACTATATCAACAAGTAGATCAACTACGACAACGTTTAGCACATCTAGATCTACTACTACAACGTTTAGCACAAGTGTTGTAACATCTAGAACTACAACGTTCCAAACTCAAAAAACTACAACCACAACGTTTAATACTGGTACACTTTATAATACTACGTTTAATACTAGTACAGCCACAGGAGAAAGTAGAAGTACAGCAACGTCTAGAACTACCACTTCTTTCTATAATACAACTAGAAGTACAACGGAAAGCAGAAATACAAGCACCGCGTTTAATACAACAACCGCTTTTAATACTGCTAGATCTACAGCTACAGAGTTTAATACAACAGGAAGTACTTCAACAACTACTGTATATGCTACGACTTTAAGTTTAAGTAATTTAGAAAGATCAAGTGCAACAAGCTTTAATTTTGCATGTTTTGAATTTCCAAGTATTACATTCTACTTTACTAATGCTTCTGCTGGAATACCAACTACAAATTCTGTTGCTTATACTAATAGTAGCGGAACTAGTACGTTAAGTGATGGATATTATGCTATTAATGATGGTACAGCTATTGGCGCAACGCACTTTATAAGAATTAGCGGTGGTAGTGGAGATGTAATACAAGTAACAGGTTGTGGCGGCGGTGGAGGCTTCCCTTCTGATAGAAGATTAAAGAAAAATATTAATTTCTTATATCAAACACATGACGGAATAAATATATATACATTCGAATATAAATCTCATCGAGGTAAATATGAGGGAGTTATAGCTGATGAAGTTGAAAATATAGAGGGTGCTGTTTACGAAGTTAACGGTTATAAACATGTTAACTATGATAAAATAAATGTTGAATTTAAACAATTAAAATAATGATAGATGAAAGTTTAATATCAGCTCATAACGGTACAAATTTTGTTATAGAAAAAGTCACTAAAAAAGATGAAAACGATAATGATTATACTATATCTGAATTTAAGTATAAACAAGATGTAATACATAATAAATTTAATAGTGTTAAAGAAGCACAAGTATATATAGGAGAATGTGATGGTTGTTCTCATTTTAATGAAAGTAAAAATCAATTTACAGATGTTACATGGGGCGATGTGTTATATTTAGGTTTATATATGGGATTAACTCCTGAATATATATATAGTAACAAAACTCATTCTGTAGATGTTGTAGAATCAGACCAAGAAATAATAGATAATGTTACATGGATAAATAATAATATAAATGTAATACAACATGACGAATGGACATATGCTACTTCAAAAAAATATGATATTATAATATGTGATTTATGGGCGGAGCCAGACGATATAATACAAGATCATAAAACAAAATTAATAAATAATTATACAAATAATTTAAAAGATGGCGGTAAAATAATAATACCAATATCAGGTGAAACAATAAATTAATCATGCCAAATACTAGTAGGTCAACAACTACAACTACCACGTTTCCAACGTTGAGAAATACAACTACCACCTTTGGTACTTCAAGAAATACCGGTACGAGTAGGAACACGAGTACTGTTTATAGCACAACTACTACATTTGAAACTGAAACAGATACTAATACATCTTTTAATACTACTACCGCATACCAAACAACAACAACATATAGTACATCACGAGGGACTACTAGATCTACCGCAACTTCTAAAAACACAACTACAATTTATAATACTAGTAGAACAACTACGTATACAAGTGTTTTTAATACAAGTAGATCAACTACCACGACATTTAATACTAGTAAAAGTACTACAACAATTTATAATACATCTACGACTACTGTATTTAATACAACCACAACATTTAATACAAATAGAAATACATTCGAATCTAGGTCAACTACAACAACATATACGACTAATACTGTATTCAATACTAGTACAACAACAGTATATACAACAACTTTTGGCACCTCTAGAAATACAACTGAATCAAGAAATACGACGACTGTATATACAACTAATACTGTTTTTAATACTTCAACAGTAACTATATTTAGTACAAGCAGAACTACAACAGTTTCAACGAATAGAAATACTACAGAAAGTAGAAGTACTACGACTACTTATACTACTACTACTACTTATAATACAGTTAGAAATACTTTAAATACTGTTCCTATAAATATAACTACGACATTTAGCACTAGTACAATTACTATAACTGCTTTTAATACGTCAACTACAACAGTATTTAATACAGCTAGAACTACTCAAACATCAACAGTTTTTAATACTAGTACTTCTACAACAACTACTTATACAACGACTTTTAGTACCACTAGATCAACAGCAACAACTAGAACCACAACTATTAGTACTAGTAAAAATACAACCACTACTTTTTCAACTAGTAGAAATACTACTTTTAATACAGCTAGAGATACTACTACTGAATATACTACTACATTTAATACTAGTAGAATAACGACTAGAGATACTATAACAACATTTAATACGTCTACTAATACAACTACTACTTTTAATACAAGTACTACTACTACCACAACGTTTAATACAAGTAAAAATACAAGTAGATCTACTACGACTACATTTTCAACTAGCCGTAATACCACTGAAAGTAGGAGCACAACAACAGTATACACAACTAATACTGTATTTAATACAACGACTGCAACCACTACTACATTTAATACTAGTACTGTAACTGTATTTAGTACAACAACAACGTTTGAAACAACAAGGTCAACAACAACAGTATATAATACTAGTAGAAGTACCACAACAAGTTTTGGAACAACTGTACCAACTAGTATAAATACGACAACAACGTTTAATACAAGTACCACTACAACTACTGTTTATGAAACGTCTAAATCAACTACTACTAGTTTTACAACAACATTTAGCACAAGTAAAAATACTAGTACAACATTTAATACAAGTACAACTACAACAACAACATTTAGTACTTCAAAAAGTACAACAACAACATTTAATACTAGTACTACTACTATAACGGTATATAATACAACTAAATCAACATCAACATTGTTTAGTACATCGGCAGAGACTACAACGACGTTTAATACATCAACATCAACTACTACGACGTTTAACACAAGTACAGCTACTACAACAATTTTTAATACTAGTACTAACACAACAACCACTTTTAATACTAGTACATCAACTACGTTCAATACTAGTACAACAACAACCACAGTATATACAACGACTAGATCAACAACTACGACGTTTAATACTACCACGACATATACAACATCGTTTAGTACAGCTGTTGATACTATAACAACTTGGTATCAACCGTCTACTAGAGCTAATCAACCTGGAGATACGGTGCATCATCCTAGAACTTAGTAACAAATAAAAGCATGTAATTAATATAATATGTCAAATTAAATCAAATTTTATGGAAATGTTTAATAAAAAGGAGCTAGATAAACGCATAGGCCCCTTAAAGAAAAACAAAAAACTATATGACCTTGAAGCTGTTGAAGGTTATGTAATTAGAAAAGCCAACGAAAATGGCTTAGATCACAGCTATGATGTTATGGCAGAAGAAATGCCATATTTTAAAACATTAGCATATACAGAATATGCTGGTAATTTTTATTTACAACCACTAAATTTTAAATTAAGAAACGAACAATTAATAGACGCTTACAATGATAATTCAAGTAAAATTGTTGATTATTCTTCTTTACTTATAAATAGAATTGTAAATAATGAAGCTAATAAATATACAGGAAGAAAGGAAGAATTTAATAAATACTTACCAAAAGATTATTTAGTTGTTCTACCAGGTTCTAATAAAGTTAGAGAGAATGTATGTTTAAATAGATTAAAGTATATATCTAAACAACATGGTGATAATATATATTTCAAACCACATCCTATAACAACTCATCAAATTATTGGTGAATTAAAAGATTTTTTTGGTGAAGAAAATATATTACCTAGAGATATAAATATGTATTACTATTTACAAAAAGCTAAAGGTATTTACACGACTCATATTAGTGAAAGTTGTATATATGGTATTGTAACTGGTAAAAAAACAGAACCTATTGATGTATGGAATAATATACAAAGAGGTTCATTTTATTGTATTAATAATCATTTGTTAACTCATCAGCATGATGCTAAACATTTTATTAATAAAACATTTTCGAGTTATAAATCTGGTATTATAAATCCAGATATTGATATAAATTGGAAAGAAAAAGTTGATAAATATATTGATTATATATGTAAAAAGAGAGAAGTTTATAAAAATTGGTTTATAGACAACCCTCCTAAGAAATAATTAAATTAAATATTATGGCAAAAAAAATAAATAAACAAGAATTAGAACAATTACAAGGTTTTGTAACTAAAATTAACAATGGATCTGCTCAATTAGGTAATTTAGAGCTACAAAAACATGCTTTATTGCATGCTATTGGCGGAATTCAGCAAGATTTAGGTAATTTTCAACAAGGTTTGAAGGAAAAATACGGCGAAGTTAATATAGATATTAAAACCGGTAAAATTGAAGCAAATTTAATTAAATAAAATGAGCGTAGTAAGGAAAATTAGCGTAGGTAGAGACTATAAAAACGACGCAATGCACTATTCTGTTGGCCAAGAAGTATATGGAGGTCACACCATATGCGAAATAATAGAACAAGCGGATAAATTTTCTATTTATATTGAAAAAAATAAAGAAGTTTTACCTTGGAAAGACTTTAATAAAAATATGGCTATTGCAGTTGAATATAATTTAGAATATTAATGCAAAGTTTATTTAGTTTTATAATTAAACCTAAAAAAGAAAGATACGATAATACAAAAAGCATTGACGGAAAAGAATTAATACTTAATTCAGAAATATCTGATCATAAATTTGTTAGTCGTGTTGGAATAGTGACAGCATTGCCTAAATCAGAAAAAACAGAAATACAAATTGGTGATGAAGTTATTATTCATCATAATGTTTTTAGGAGATGGTATGATGCTAGAGGTATAGAAAAAAATAGTAGAAGCTATTATAAAGAAAATAAGTATTTTGTTAATAAAGAACAAATATTTTTATATAAAAGAAATAATAAATGGCATGCGCCTAAAGATTATTGTTTTATTAAGCCAATTAAATCAAATAATATTATAGATAAAGAAATACCTTATCGTGGTATTGTTAAATACTTAAATAAAAAACTTGAAGGAATAAAAGTTGGAGATTTAGTTGGTTTTACGCCAAGCAGCGAATATGAATTTATAGTTGACGGCGAAAGATTATATAGAGTATTAACTAAATTTATAACTATTAAGTATGAACGCCAAGGAAACGAAGAAGAATATAATCCAAGCTGGACATAGAGCTGTTGAAGAATTAATTAAAGTTGCAAAAGAGCCAATAGTTGAAACAGAAGACGATATTTCAGCCGATAGACTTAAAAATGCGGCAGCAACTAAAAAGTTAGCTATATTTGATGCTTTTGAAATTTTAAATAGACTTGAAGAAGAAAAAGCTTTATTAGATAACAAACCTTTAGAAAAAAAAGAAGAAGCTTTTAAAGGTTTTGCAGAAAGAAGATCTAAATAATGTATAAGCAAAATTTATATAAGGTTATAGAACCTATAAAAATAAATACAATTAAAAGATTAAATAAATCTAAAAAATGGGAATATGGTTACAATAAAGAACATGATGTCGTCATTATATCAAAAACTGGTGAAATTGGCGAAATATATGAAATCCAAAATCTGCGGATAGCTTTACCAAAAGCTAGAAATGTTTTTAAAGGTAATAATAAATGGCAAGTACAAAAATATCCTAAAGAGTTACAAAAGCTTAAAAGTATATTTGATTGGAAAGAATTACCGCAAGAATTTAAAAACAAATGGCATGAATATATTGAACAAGAGTTTACTAATAGAGAACAAGGTTATTGGTTCCGTAATAAAGGTGTTGACACTTATATTACTGGCACTCATTACATGTACTTGCAGTGGACTAAAATTGACGTTGGCAAGCCAGAATTTAGGGAAGCAAATAGATTATTCTACATTTTCTGGGAAGCTTGCAAAGCAGACGTACGATCATACGGAATGTGCTATCTTAAAAACAGAAGATCTGGGTTTTCATTTATGGCATCAGCGGAAACTGTTAATTTGGCAACCATATCAAGTGATGCTAGGTACGGGATTTTATCCAAGTCTGGAGCTGACGCAAAAAAA